CAAAAAGAAGATGGTACATTATGGAAAACATTTCATTCAGATTTTGATAATAACGCTGAACTCAGACGATACACCAAATTTTTCAAAGTAAATGACTGGACATGGAAATCTATATCCATGACTGAGACTGGTTTCATAGGAATACGATCTGATGGTACACTATGGACTGTTGGCCTTAACAACTATGGAGAGCTTGGTGGTGGAAATGTAACTACTATTGAAGATGGGTTTCGACAACAAGGGTCTGATTCCGATTGGGAAAAGGTATGGGGCGGAAAATATACATCTGCAATGTTGAAGTCTGATGGAACTATGTGGGTAATGGGATTCAATGATTATCGACAATTGAATGCTCCAATATGGGGAGAGACAAATGGAATATGGACTTCTTATGTTCCAATAAAAGTGAATGATGATACCGATTGGAAAAAAGCATCATTGTCACGATATAGATCATTCTTTATGAAGAATGACAATTCAATATGGGAATGTGGAACGATTGATAAGGTTTATTTGAAAAAATACTATATCTTGAATGATATTATGGCAGTAAACAAAAATGCCGCAAATGAGGAATCTCCAATATTGATAGCAAATAATAAGAAATTTGCAATACCACCAACAGTAACAGCAAGAAAAGATGTATTTTTTTACAGATCAATTTCTCCTATAGAAATATCTGATGTTGATAATGTTCCAGAAGAATTTGTTGTTTATGATGGTGGTTTTACTTATAGGGAAACAGATACAGTAATAAGACCGTCATCTACAATATTTTCAAATGCCGTGTCTGAATCAAGAACTGTTAAACCTTCCACAGCACATAATGCATCATTTTTGCATTCTGAGAGGGCGGCAGTATCTCCTCAATTATCTAATAACTCAACATTGATAATAAATACTTACAAACATTATTCAACGTCTTATTGGTACACAGATATGATGTCAATGAAAAACGGTTCAACGTATATTATTGGTTATCCTAATGATGTATATCCTATTGACACATACACCTCTCTTGTCACTATATTTTATCATCCCGAAAATCTTAGGCCAACAGTGATAAATGAGTTGAAAGGGAATACCAGTATAATCACAAAAAATCAATATGAATTGATAAATAATTACAAAAATTTTATCCGTATAAATAATTCATATAAACAGTACCCACGAACATAACATAATAGGAGATTCAATTATGGATACTATCAAACTTGGCGGCATTTTCACTGTAGAATGCTATGATAAGAATGGAGACCTCAAATGGTCTGACAAAACACACAATCTGGTTGTCAATGAAGGTCTGGATAGCATTCTTGACGTATATTTCATGGGAGATACCGCTCATCCAAACTTTTATCTCGGTCTCGTAAGTGATAACCCGGTAATCAGTGCAGGAGATACCCTGGCAAATCATCCCGGTTGGAGTGAAGTAACCGTCTACTCAGAAGGCCAGAGACAAGAGTTTGTTGAGAATAGATCAGGTGAAACGGTTGACAATCAAAATGCAATGGCTACATTCTCTATCAACGGTTCTGCAATCATTGGTGGTTCATTCATCACATCAGCGCAGACCGGCACAACTGGTATCTTGCTTGCGGCCTCTCAATTCTCTAATGGAGAGAAGAACGTATCTGATGGCGATACCATCAAGGTAATGTACGAGTTCAGGGCGGCAAGTTCATAAACCATAACGTAAAAAGGAAGACATCATGGAAGACACAACAGTACACATTGACCCATCAATGCGAGACCTGTCATTACTTACCGACAGGCCGGATGATCCCTGGAAACACCGATCAGCTCAGATGAAGTGCAGAACATGCATGTATTACGTGCCAAAGGAAGGCCCAGGGCCGGAAATTGGCCGATGCCGCAGAAATGCACCCACTATGAAAGGATACCCGGCTGTATTCCCGGATGATTGGTGCGGAGAGCACAAGCTCGATGAAAACAAACTTCTCTGTGAAGGATAATCATGGGAGCATTTGAAGCAACCTGTGCAACCATCATTGCTTGGCTTGTTGGGTATTCACTGGTTCAACCATGGTTATTTCATGTCTGTTTTGTCCAATGGATGAACTTCATTCAATACATGCCAGCATTCTTCGCATAATTGACCGCATCTCCTTGTATAAATAATAGAAAGACTTATTGTTTATACAAGGAGATACTATGATACCTCAAGACAGAGATGAGTTCAAAGATTATTGCCTTCGCAAGCTCGGCTATCCAGTCATTGACATAAATGTGTCAGATGATCAGGTAGAAGACCGTATTGACGAAGCATTACTTTTTTATCAGACCTACCATTATGATGCAATAGAGCATATTGCAATCACCTACGAACTCACCCAGGAAGATATTGATAACCAATACATCACCATGCCAACAGAGATCATCTCTGTGGTTCAAATGGTATATGATGGCGATAATCTGATCGGGGGCGGGTTCGGTAATAATCTGTGGCACGCTATGAAGAATATCGCCCATGACATCGGTTTCGGGTCCGGTGCATGTCGGTATGGCACATCATACTATCAGATGATGATGAACTATATGCAACAACTCCGATTCACATTCAAGGTGAATCATGCCATAGAATTTCAATTCCGCAACCATCACCTTTATATAAACACAGATTGGGGCAAATATGCCGCTGGTGGCACTCTTGCCTTTGAGGTATACCGAGTCATTGACCCGGAGAAATATGCCGATATATGGGCAGACAGAGCACTTCAGGAGTACGCTACGTGCCTGATAGGATGCCAATGGGGCGTAAACTTGTCTAAGTTCGATGGGGTAGAACTTCCTGGTGGTATTACCCTGGATGGTGACAAAATCTATGACCGATACAATGAATGGAAGGAAAAGTTGGAAGAAGAGTTTTCCTTGAAGTGGGAAGAACCAGTAGATTTCATGGTGGGATAAGATGATTCCATTCAAAATATTCCTTCTCTCAGAAAGAAAAGACCACATCATAAAGAGATTGAAGAATCTTAGTGATGAGGAAAAGAAGACATTGATCAATCATTTCAAGAAATATCCTAATCTTGAGAGTATGATTGATTGGAATAATAAGAATCTTACCTTCGATGACTTTGCAGAAGTTCTGGCATATAAATCAAAGAGAAAGAAAAAGAAAATGCTCCGTGATAGGGGTATACGGGGTCTTGAAGAAGGGGTTGACTATATCAATATTCCTCTCAGAAATCGTGAATATCTTGCGTATGCTCCTTTGAACTATGAAGCATCCAAAGCAATAGCATCCATGCATATTGGTGGCTGTGAGGGTAAATGGTGTATAGCATATCAGAAATCTCGTGTGTATTGGCACCAGTACAACTATCAATCATTGAAAGGCAAACCTCATAGCGTTTTTGTTTATATCATCGGTGAAGGAACAAAATGGGCAATGGATATACACGGCAATACCTATGACATCTGGAATGCCAAGGATGAGCAAATCATAAAAAATGGTGAACCGACTCTTGAGGGGTACACTAATGCATATGGAAAGACATTAGGTGAAATTGATATACCAGCATTCCCGAAAGATGATGTTATTAATGAGATAATGGCAAATGTTGATATTATCAACAAGGTAAGAAAGATCAAAGTTGATAAGAAGTTTGCTTTCATTGAAAAGGCCAGAACTCGTAACGCTGAATATGGAACAATAACCAATGCTCCACATGGTCCAGGACTGCCCAAAGTAGAAGCAGATGATGTTTGGTTTGAAGGAGAATGGCTTGATGGTGTGTGGCATAGTGGTGTGTTCAGAGGAAAAAGAAGCGTATGGCATAATGGACATTGGATGGGTGGTTCATTTGAAGCCCCGTTATGGAAAAATGGTGTATGGGAAGCCGGGTATTGGAACGAAATAAGAGATAAAAATGCCACATGGAAAAATGGACTATGGAAATTTGGTTATTGGATTGATGGAATATGGGAAAATGGTACATGGGAAGATGGTGCTTGGCTGAACGGTGTATGGAAAAATGGCATCTGGAAAAATGGCCATTGGTATGATGGAACATGGCTTGGTGGAGAATGGCGTGGTGGAACATGGGATGGTGGATATGACTACCGTGGAAACTTTCATCCAATGGGTGATTCACCAGACAAATGGGACATTTAGGAGAAAATAATGGCTGTATCACCATACTTTAGGCACGTTACCGCAGAGAATGAGCAAAAGTTGATAGACGATCTTACCAGAGAGACTTACTATCAGCGTGGACTTGACTTCCTTTATTGCCCTCGCAAGAACTCCGAGAACGGTTTTGATTATCTCTTCGGTGAAGACCCGGAGAACATCTTTGATACTGCCGTGACCATGGAGTTCTATCTTGAAAATGTCTCTACCGGCTTTGATGGGGAAATGTCCATTGGTCGATTTGCTCTTGAACTTGGTGACACTGCAACCATTACATGCTCCCGAACTCGATTTGCAGAAGAGGTCACAAAGAAATACCCGGAGATCGTAAGGCCCAGGGAAGGAGATTTGATTGTTCTCAAGTATGATCCATCAGAACCGATGGATGTGTTTGAGATCGTATTCACTGAAAAGGAAACTCCGTTCTATCAGATTGGCAAGTCCAATGTATACAGAATGGAAGTTGAACGCTTTGCATACAGTCATGAGGATATGGAGACTGGTGTTGATGAGATTGATACCATTCCTCTTGATATGGACAAGGAATACTCTGATTCCGCTCCGTTGCAGACTGAATCCGATAAACTGGTAGACTTTTCTGAAAATGACCCATTCTCTGATGGGCAATACTAAAGGACACAACATGAAATCATACAAAGACTTTATCACTGAAGAGAAAAAATTATATAGAGTATCTTATGACGGTAGATATGAGAAAATAGTATCTGCATCAAGTCCAGAAGAAGCAATATCAATACGAGATGCCCAACAGACCATGAAGAATAAGAAGAAAAATATGAAATTTTCCAAAGACAAATACAAAGCAATAGCTGTAAAATAATGAAAACTTTCAAAGTATATTCTCTCATTAGCGAAGATATAAAGTCCAAGCTCAGAAAATTCAAGAAGCTCTCTCCCCAGGATCGGAAGAGACTTGCTGACTTCTTCTCTCGTAATAATCAGCTTGAGAAAGATGTTGATTGGGACAAGACTGATATGGACATTACTGATTTTCAGTACATCCTTCATACCCCGTCAAAGACCAAGGTGAAGAAAAGAGTCAAGAAAGAAGGCATCAGTGGTCTACGAGAAGGGGTTGATTATATTGATGTGAGTTATATGTTTGAAAATCATAATGGGTATGTTCCACTGAATTATGAGGCTTCAAAACACATTGCCAACAGATACATTGGTCGCTGTACCGGTGATTGGTGTACCGCATACCAAAAGAACCCAGGATACTGGAATAGTTATGTCGTTGATAGACGGGTTATTCTTGTCTATCTCGTTGACTATGAGAAGATTGATAAGTACGCATGGGCAGTATCAACCAATATCAATAGATGGGAAATCTTTGATAAGAATGACCGATCTATAAACAAGATACCCGGTGAGAACATCCATCTTGTATACAAACGGTACAAGAAAGACCTGAAACGCATCGAAAAGAAACTTCCCAAAGAATATGCTATTGATATTAGCTGGATCAAGAAGGCTGATGTCAAGACTCCCAATTTCCATATAGGTGAGAAAGGTACTGTCATTTGGGAAAGTGGTATCTGGATGGTAATTGGAGAGATGGTGTTTGGGAGAATGGAAACTGGCTCAACGGCACATGGGAAGATGGCCAATGGATGCAAGGTACATGGCGAAATGGCACATGGCTGGAAGGCGAATGGAATAACGGTAACTGGTTTGATGGCATCTGGAAGAATGGTGTATGGAATAACGGTGATTGGTATGATGGAATATGGTATGATGGAAGATGGTATCATGGAAAATGGCATGACGGTATCCACAAGAGAGGCACCTGGAATGGTGGTATTTGGCTTGATGGTATATGGGAGTCTGGCTATTGGGACAGTGGAACATGGATGAAAGGTGAATGGTGGAATGGCACCTTTGCAAATTCTAACTGGAATAATGGTGTTTGGCTTGATGGTACTTTTGAAAGGAGTCGTTGGGAAAATGGTGAATGGAGAAGTGGCATGTTCATCAACAGTAAATGGAGAAATGGTGTCTGGAAAGGCGGCAATTTTGACGGTGGTGAATGGAATAAAGGCACATGGGAATATGGAATATGGGATTACGGCACATGGTTTTCGGGAACATGGGAAAACGGTGACTGGAAAGGCGGCATCTGGAAGAACGGTGAATGGCTTGGTGGTATCTGGCGTGATGGTATATGGATGAAAGGCTCATGGCTTGGTGGCATCTGGATGGGTGGTGTATGGAAGGATGGTGAATGGTTTGATGGTACATGGGAACATGGATTTTGGAAAAAGGGTGTTTGGCATGATGGTGAATGGAAAGATGGTGAATGGTCTAAAGGAATTTGGCACAATGGAAAGTGGCATTACGGGAAATGGCATGATGGAGAATGGCTTGGTGGAGAATGGCTTGGTGGATATGATGCCGATAATAAATTTCATGAGTCAGGAGACTCGCCAGACAAATGGAACAAATAAACGCAGTGGAGTGTTTACAAGTGATACAAGGATTCAGTAAGTTCATACAGGAAGATGTGATCAATGAAGAGTATGATTACTCTTCTCTGCAGGTGAGACTTCCATTTGATGTCTCACAGGCAATTCTCAAATCAGCAGAGGGAATACCGGATGAGCTGATAGGACCGGATGGAAGAGAGACCCGGCCTCATATCACAATCAAGTATGGGATCATTACCAGTGATGTAGAAGAGATCAAGAAACTTCCTCTTCCAAAGAAAATTACCGCAAGACTCGGCAAGACTGCCCTGTTCAGGAACCCGGATGCAGATGTTCTAATCATCAAGGTTGATTCCCCTGATCTGATAGCTCTCAATGAGTTGGTAAAGAAGAATATTGAGTGCATAGACACATACCCGATCTATGAACCACATGCAACCATAGCATATCTCAAGCCAGGGGCAGGAGATGGTTTTGACGGCAAGACATCATTCAACGGCATAGCCATGGAGATGACCGAGATTGAGTTTTCTCCCAAAGCAAATAACATATACATCCCGATACCATTAGGATAAGACAATGCAGACGTTCAAACAATACCTTTACGAAGCAAAAGACATATCAAGATTTCTCAAGAAGAATAAGAGGCTGACCGATGAAGAGAAGGCTCTCATAAACCGGTTCTTTACAGCGAATAAGCAGGCAAGTAAAGATTTCGAGATGAAGTATGGTTGGCAGTCAAAAACTCCAAATGAGATGAATTGGAATGATTTTGTATCAATAATGCAGGATTACCGGGTAGGACGCAAACTTCTTCTCAAGAAGACAAAGATTCCCGGAAAGAAAGGTGAAGATTACTGGCCGGTGAAGTTGAAGAATAAGGACTTCATCGCAAATATCCCTTTGAATTTTGAGACTGCTCAACATCTCAATAGCTGTAAATACGGTATTCTTCATGTAAATTACTGTATCGGCAATACTGATTGGGGTCCACGGTATTGGAGTGAGCATGTTCTCAATGAACAGAAAGTGCCAGTCTATGTGGTGGATGGTGTTGGTAAGTGGGTTGTAATGATACTTCCCGATAACAAACACTATGAGGTATGGGATAAGTTCAATGCAGAGAATAAAGTATCACCATCCAACAAAGAACCAATCCCAGGATTCTCCATCAGGAAAGAACTCATTACCCCGGCACTTGCTAAAGTATATAATGAGATCAGAGAGGATTTCTATGAAAATGATCCTAATAAAGCAGAATATACAGAAGGAGATTATGAAGATGCTTGTGAAGAATGGGACAGCCTGCAATCAGAAATTGTAGATCAGGCAAGAAAATATGCTGGTGCTATTATTGATTATGATGATTATGAAAGAAGATATAGAGATGAAATTCTTGACAAACTGCAAGACTTGATTGATGAAACTAAAGATGAAATAAGCTATGTTGATCCAGATAGTATGTACTATGATCCAGAAGATGCAGATGAATATGATAGTCTTCCTAATCTTGAATACAAATTAGGTATCTTGGAAAGACTGAAGAGCGACATTGAAGATGTATATAGTGTTGAAGATATAGATTATATTCTCGGTAATTTTGAAGAAAGACATAGCAGTGTTGACATCAGTGATCTGACTGACATATATGCACCAGAATTAGAAAGTGTTGATATGATGCCAGACCTTGCGTATTATGATATTCTGATATATGTTCTCAGAGGTCAAGGAGTATTGGCGCAGAATGCAAATCTGAACAAGATAGCAAAATGTATAGAAAATGAGATGAAAGATTACATAGGTGATAATGTATCTATGTCATATACAATACCAAGTGAAATTGATATTTATGATACGGTTAATGAAGTATTGTTTGAATGCGGTCTTCCTCATCCAGAAATAAATGAGACTATGTACATCTAAGGAATAATATGGCACTTACAAATCACTTTTATCACGAATCAACCAGAAAGATCATAGTCGCATTTGGTACTCTTTTCAATAACATAGAGGTTCATAGGCGTGATGGTAAAGTTGTGTCTGTACCATTGACCTATGCTTCAAAGGAAAAGTTCTACCTTACTCTGAAACAGAACTATGCTCTTGATAAGCTGACCAATATCACATTACCGAGACTCGGTTTCATCATTACGGATATTGCCTATGACTTTGAGAGGAAACAATCTTCCATCGGCAAGTTCCATGCACAGTCTCATGATGACCGGGTTCATAAGCAAATGTTCCTTCCTGTACCATATGATATTCAAATTGAGTTGAGCATCTATGCCCGGAATATGATAGACGGTCTGCAAGTTATGGAACAGATTATTCCATTTTTCAAACCATCTTTCAATATTACGATAAATGAGCTGGATGAAATGGGTGTAATGAGAGATATTCCTATTATCTTGGACTCTATTTCTCATGACGATACATCAGAAGGTGACTTGACAGAAGGATTCAGACTCCTGAGATGGGATTTATCCTTTACAGTGAAAGCAAATTACTATGGTCCGGTCAAAGATCAGAAGGTGATCAAGAAAGTCTATGTCGATTTCCATACTTCCAAGGATGGAGAGTATGTAGAGGAAACGGATGAGAGATATTATGGTGAAGTTGATCCTGAGAGTGCATACCAGGAAGACTTATGGGAGTATAATGAGGAGATCGTGAGTAGATGGGATTCACAGCAGATCGACATACCACCTGTCAATGAAGATATTGTGAGAAGGAAACACGGAGACGGGTATTTGGAATTTGGAGACTCATGTGAGGCCCATGTGGAAAATCCACCAGCACCACCACGAGCATCAAGGAGACCACCACGTAGACCTTCAAAACGGTCCCTGTAAGCTCAAACGACCAATATAGGTCTCTACCTACCTATATGGACCTACATAAAGCCGTAGGCGGCCTTTTGAGGCTTCTTGCGGCATATTATGTTAAGGTTCATTGACTCACAAGTAAATCAAATGAACTAATAATCTATTGGTCAATCTCCCGAAGGGAGATTAAGACCAAGTGGTAGCCGTAGATGCGGAGCATCGTAGGATACCACAACAAAGGTAAGCTCGTATCACCTATATATTTTAACTATCAGGAATCAGGACAGAAATATCCCTATTACTTTACAAAAGTAAACGGTAGAACTTATAAGTCTCACATCTTCAAATATACTTGACCTGGAACATATAGGTCTCATAGCTTGACCGAATCTCCATTGGCTGTGTATTGCTTCGCAATCCACAGTTTTGGTGTCCGTTCTTCGTTCCTCAGAACGTCCACGTAAACTACAAATATATTTTTATGGAAAAAAGGGAGAGATCATAAAGGAAGTAATAAAAGATCATATAAAAAATACATAAAATCAAATATATAAAGGATCATGTAATCAGGACGTAATTATACGACCCTCTATCGGAACAGGAAATGAGTTTCCCCCTAATAGGTTATTCGGTGTCTCCACCTACTTGCAGATGTTCATAAAGAAAAAAATGGATTCAAGATCAAACAAGCACTATCTATACACTTTTATATGCTCAAGAAATTAGAACACGCCTACTTCTAACCCTCTCTCTTTCAAGAGCCAGATTTGATTCACCGGCTTGGCCTCTCGGTTACTCCGGTTTCACTCACTGGTGGACGCATCCTGTCCGTCACCCTTGCTTAACAATCCCTGGCGGATGTCCCTTCCTAAAACCAAGGACAGGTGTATATGCAAGACAATCGGTACTTGGGGTCATTTCGTACCTTGAGCTTTCAGATAGATACTACCTACAATAAGCATAAATTCTCCTTTGTCAAGAAATTTATTTTGTTTTTACTGGATCGAAGCCTTGTTTTCTGGCATCTCTGACACAATCATCACAAAGAACCCGGTAAATTGTCATTCGTTTTGGACGTTTACCGGATTTGGTCATTTTGGTTGGATGGTCAACATAAAAGCGGTATTGTCCCCACCCCATGAATGTAATGCCGCAATTATCACAAACTTGTGGCTTGTACTTCGGAAGTTTCTTTTTGGGTTTCCATTTTTTCTTTTGAATAATATGTTGAGGAGCTTCAAACTCTTCTCCTATATTATCACCTGAAACCTCAATCAATGTTGTTTGGTTCCCGTTGCGTTTGATTTTATAAACTTTTTCGGGATACCCTCTGCGTGGTCCAACTTTACTCATAGATAATTCCTTTTTCCGTGGTTGTACTATTATTTATACAACCACGGAAAGTGCTACTTCTCCTCTGGCCACTCAGGGTCAAAGTCACCGGCAATGTCATCATCAACGTCTTCATCATCATAGAAGGCATCCCGGCCCATATAGGTCATATCCCACCCGTCATCATATGCGCAGGTATTGCTATCCTCATAGGAATCGGTGAGGTATTCGGTGATGTCCTTCTCGAACATCTTGTCCTCTATGTTCATGATGGGCGCATAGAGAACCCGAAGGTCATTCTCGATTACCGCAAAGTACATGCGTTCACTGTTGAACTGAGACACGCTGTTATCACATCGCTCAAGATACTGATTCCTTACTGCCCAAAACATCTCCTCAGCAGTGTCACACTTGCCAACTATTTCAGAAAAGGCATAGTTGGATGCAGTAACCTCTTCCTGGCTGGCATTGATGCCATAGCAACGGGCCTCGCCAACCTCACTGATAAACATACCAGTGAAGAAGCCGGTCAGGTTGTAGCTGTTGAAGAACTTGTCAGCATTGCACCAGATACCGATCAGCTCCTTTCCCTTGAAGAGTTTCAGCATATCAGCACTGATCATAAAACCAGAAGGATTAGCACCGAACAGGCCATCAGGGCAACCATGACCACACATGATAATGCGTTCATGCTTATTGATCTCATCAACAATCTTACCGATGGGGGTTGCCGGATCATTGATCAGGGTGACATTTTTGTTCTTGTATATTTCCTTCAAAAAAACGGTAGTTGGATCATCAGGATGGATTACTAAAGTTTTCATGCTATATACCTCCGCTGGTTGTTGAATTGTGACTATATCATAACGGGTTTTCAACAATATGTCAAGAACAAAATTCAAAGGTATAAATAATATAAAGAAACCAAAGTGTTTACCGTCAAAGGAGTTGATGATGAATCCCAAAAAACTGAAAGAGATAACAAAATCTGAATATGAGATAGATGTTGATGTCATAGAAGCAGAAGTACAAGACCTTCCAGCACCAGTCAATGAAGAAGTGGCCGCTATGTCACAGAAGGATTTGGAGTTCGAGTATGCAAGACAAAACATCATTGGTATGATCGAAACATCCAGGGAAGTAGTAGAGACAACTGCAGAGCTTGCCGTAGAGATGGAACACCCACGCATGATTGAAGTATACTCCGGGTTGATCAAAAATCTTGCTGATATAAACAAGTCTCTTATCGAAATGCGTAAAGAACGTGAAGCGGTTACTCCTGATGAAGAAGAAACTGTAAATGCAAACATCACAAATAATAATATCTTTGTTGGAAGCACCGAAGAATTGCTCAAGATGATGAGAGAACAACGAGTTGAAGGACTCATTTCAAAATAGATACCAATGCAGACATTCAAACAACTGATTACTGAAGCCAGAGATGTGCGAAGATTCTTGAAGAAGAATCGTAACCTGAGTAAAGAGGAGATCGAAACCCTCAACACATATTTCACCAAGATCAATCCAAAGGCCGGAAAGGAATTTGGTAAAGAGATTGGTTGGGATTCTGAAGAAGCCAGAAATATGACATACAATGACTTCAAGGCTATGTTGTCAAGGAAGTATAGGTCTGGTTTCAAGATGTTCTTGAATATCAAACTCCCTGGCAAGAAGGGAAAGGATTATTGGCCAATCAAGTTGAAGGATAAAGGCTTTGTGGCTACTATCCCGATGAATCAGAAGATGGCTCAATATCTCAATTCCTGTGATTATGGTTTCCGGGATGTCACCTATTGTATTGGATGGCCAGATAGCAAAAGCTATTGGAACCGTCATGTTATTATTGAGCAGAAAGTGCCTGTATATGTTATTGATGGTGTTGGCAAATGGGTGGTTATGATCCTTCCTGGTAATGAAGATTATGAGGTATGGGACAAATTCAATTCTCATGATCTTGCACAGTCAAAATCAGAACCTATTCCAAACTTCTCTATCAAAAAGAATCTTCTTACTCGGAGATTAGGTGATCTATATGATGAAATGCGTGATCATTATAAAGAGAATATAGACATGAAAGATGTTTATAATGATATGGATAATTTGGCCGATGATATTCATTATCAGATTGATAACGGTGTTGATGAATACAAAGAATATATGAAGGAATGGGATGCTACTATTGATGGCATGGAAGAGTTTTATATCGAATCTCTTGATAGTATGGAATCAGCTCTCAAGGAGTATAAAGAACGCTTTGATGATGCTTGGGAAAAATTTGATAGTCTTGAAACAGACTTTGCCATGGCCGAATTTGAAGGTCAGTTATATACTAAAGTTGAGTTGAGTGGATATATTGTCAAATTACAGAATGCTATAAAAGTATTAGAAGAACGTATCGAAGAAGTTCAAGAATACTATGATAATTTTACTTCTTCTGATGTCTATGAACACATAAATGCAAAGGATTATCCATATCATGAAGACGATCATGATAGATTTGAAACACAAGTAGCTGATTATCTTCTTGATGATATGGATGTTCCTTTTCCACCAGACTGGCCAATCCTTGCTCATTATCATATAGATTTATTCAGTTATGATGGATATAACTCGGATTATCAGAATTATCTTGAATATGTTGATATGCAATATGGTAATTCTGCAATACATGAAATGGAAGTTGAGATTGATGATTATATCCGTGACCATATTATTGAATTGGATGTTCCCAATCCAGCCAGAATTAAAAGCGATATGCTCGAATACAACATATAAGGAGACCAAAGTACCATGCAGTCATTTATTGATTATGGTGTGCTCAATGAGGCTAAGAGTATTGCCAGATTCCTCAAGAAGAATAAGAATCTCACTCCTGCCCAGGTAAAAGAACTGGACAAGTATTTTACCCAGGTAAACAGGCAGGCATCCAATGACTTCATCAGACGTTATGGCAATTGGGATTCTAAAAAAGTAAGAAATCTTACCTATGACGATTTCAAATCATTCCAGGCAGAGTATAAGTCTGGTCTCAAGAATGCCAAGAAGATGAAATGTAAGTCTATCGAGAAAAAGATTCCTGGTACTGCCGGGGATGATTATGTTCATGTTGTTATTCCAGATAAGCGATTCTGTGCTTTCATTCCATTGAATCATGAGACTGCTCAGTTTATGAATACCAGAAAGTTTGGTGTGTGTTCTGGTGATTGGTGCATCGGGTCCACACTGACAGCGTATCATTGGAATGATGAGGTTCTTGAACAGCAACAGGTTCCTATTTATGTTTTGAACAATGAGTCAAAATGGGTTGTAATGATCCATGACGGGAATCGCACATATGATGTTTGGAATATTGACAACGATCCGAATAAGGTGAAAGAGGGTATTCCAGGATTTTCAATCAGGAAGAATCTTCTTTCTTCAAAACAGAAGAAAATGTATGATGAGTTAAGATCATATTACTTTGAGGAAGCTGATACAACTGTTGATATTGAAGATGCAGAACGTGATTATAATAAACTTATCACGGATATTGAAACGGCTCATGATGAATGGAATAAGAATGTTGAAGAATTTTATGAAACTAATGAACGAATACGTGTTGATACGATAGAGAAATATCGAAAAGAGGAAGAACGTCTTGAAAATGAACAAGTCAAGATCAATGATGATATATCTGCAAATGAAGAAAAGATAGAAGAGTATGAAGACGAACTTGCCGAACTTGAAGATAATGATCCTAATAACAAAATCGGTATAGAGAATTATAAGTTACTTATCAAAGCTCTGACCCGTTCTAATGAGAGAAAACGGGAAGAATATGATAAAATAGATGATAAACTTATAGAACTTTCAAATGCTATTGATGACATGAAAAGTATGAGTGCTGATGAGGTGGGTGAAAATTGGGATGAATATGATTGGACAGAAGACCCTATTGAGTATGAGAATGTGAATATGTATACTGAAATACCAAAGATTGAATGGTACAGTGATTATACCAATCTTATTTCAGAACATGGATGGGAAGGAGATTATGACAAAGCTAATGAAAATATTGTTTATTATATACTTGAAGAAGCATTTGATAGTGCAGAGGAAGTTCTTGCTAAAGCAGGTTGGCATCATCCAAATATTGTAAACGAACAGTAAAATGAAATCATTCAAACAACTCATAAGTGAGAAAAAAGATCATATAATCAAGAAGATGCCTAATCTTTCCGATGAAGAGAAGGCCATCTTGATTGATTTCTTCAAGAAGAAGCCAAACCTTGAGAGTAAAATCAATTGGAATAAATGGAAAAAGCTCACCTTTGCGGACTTCAAACCGGTCATGAAAGAGACCTCATCTGAACGTAAACGCAAGGAACAAAAGCAAAGACGCAAGGGCATAAGCGGACTTAAGAGAGGCAAAGATTACATTGAACTCAAGACTCGAAACAAAGAGTACGATGTGTATATTCCTCTCAATCCGAAGGCGTCAAAGGTAATCGCTTCTCCTCATATTGGTGGATGCCGTGGTAATTGGTGTCTTTCCAGCTCACAGGCAAGCAAATATTATCGTAGAGAGGCAAAGAAAAAACGTCTTATCCCGATCATGGTCATTGGCCGGGGTGAGAAATATACCGTTATGATGCCGCCTACTATGAATCATTGGACGGTGTGGAATAAAGAGAACAAGGCTCCGCAGTATGGTGAAGTTATCCCAGGATTCTCTATCAAGAAGGAATTGGTAAGCCCTAAGCTCGGTAAACTGTATCAGGAAATCATAGATGAGATTTGGCCACGAGATATAGGTAAGCCACCGAAGGGTGTTGATAAAAGCGACTATCGAATCGCTGTTGATGCATACTTCAATATGATTGATGACATCTCTGATTACTTTGAGGGACAGGTTGCCGCCAATGATGAGTATTGGGAAGAGATGGAACGTACCCGGATAGATACGATTGATTGGTATGAGGAAGAGATTGCCGAAAAGGAATATGATATTGAGAAGTACAAGGAAATGATAAAGAAGAAAGAATTTCCTAAAGGATACAGTCAATCATTCATAGAAGGCGATATTGATGATGCTGAAGGCTTTGTCGAAGAAGCAAAAGAGATTATAGAAAAGCTAAAAGATGCCACTGCTTCTGATATGGTAAGTGATTACTTTTATTCAGATATGTATGATAATGTAGAGTTCCAGGGCAACGGAATTTATGAATTTGATGTCTATGAAGGTTCTCATATGCCGAATATTGAATACGGATATGAGGACTACTTTTTCTATATGGAGAAATACGCAGAAGACCCACCAGCTCCGCATGAGGTAGAAAATGCCATATATGAGATGGATTCTTATTATTCACCAGATACAATATCAGAAGATGAAATAATTGACACTTTGAATGATGTTGGTGCAGTTCATCCGCAGAAAATACGTGAAGAGTATGAAAGCGTTTAGGCAGTTCATATCAGAAGAGACATATGAGATTCCTCATATCTCCGGGAAGAGTAAGTTCAAGACTAATACTCCACCAGAGAAACGATCTCTCAAGAACCTTCCCAGGGATGGCAAGGGAAAGCCGAAGTGCCATTTCCAAAAATGGCTTGGCTTGAGTGGTAATGGTTCCAAAGGGTATGATGGAAAGTATTATGGATGGTCTCACCGGGCAATAACTGGTATCGGTGTTGGTGATACGATAGGACCGGATCACATGGCACATAAGGATGTGGGTAAGATAGACAAAAAAGACCGTAAATCATATAAAATCAAATCAGAGGACGAAGCGAAAGAACACGCAATCCGTTTTATGAAAATGGTGTCATAATGGCAAAGATAATCCCAAAGAAAGGACAAAAACCCGTCTATATGAATGATGCCAAGCTCAAGGCTCCCGGTGTGGAGATTGCTTGGACTCAGGAAGATATAGAAGAGTTCTATAAATGCAAGGAAGATATTGTATACTTCATCGAGAATTATGTGAAGATTATCAATATTGATGAGGGTGTTGTTCCTTTTATCATGAGGGATTATCAGAAGGAGATGGTCAATATCTTCAACGAGAACAACAGGGTCATATGCCTTCTTTCTCGTCAGGTAGGTAAAACTGTTACCTCGATGGCATATATCCTGCATTACATCCTGTTCAATGAGCATAAAAACGTCCTGGTACTGGCCAACCGTGGCGAAACTGCCCGTGGTATTCTGGCCAAACTCAAGGAATA